GAATACAACTCAGGAGAGCAAGCAACTTATGTAGCCCAACCTCCTGAGTGGGCAAAATGGGAAAAGCAGACAGGATTCACCATTGGTCAAGCAGGCGAGAAACTTGGTATTTGGGATCTTATGTTTTTGGCTTATCATGCACACAAGCGTGAAATTGCCGGAAGTAAACCAATCAAAGCATTGGATGCTTGGATCGAAACAGTTGCAGAAGTAATTGTTGGTGATGCAAACCCAAAAGCCATAGAGAAGGAAGCCTAAGCAGGTTATTGGTTGAGTTGGCAATTGCCACACAAATACCAATGAGTGAATGGGTTGATGCAGAAGATATATTAACCGCAGTAGAGATATTGGAGAAACGAAATGGCAGTTGATACTCAACCATCCATATTCTATTCCCAAAAAGAGTTGCGGGATATTGCAAGAGTATTGCGTAGCATGAGCGAAACTGCAGTTGCTGAAAGTAAGAAAAGAATTCAAGAATTGGCACAAAAAGAATTAGATGCCATTAAGTCAGTAGCTGCAGGTCGTGGCAAAGTTGCTCAAAGAATTGCTGAAGGCGGTAAAGTTAAAAAGTCATCTTTACTCGGTGAAATCCAATTTGGTTTTGCTAGCCAAAAATTCTCAGGTGGAGCAACTACACAATTCAACACTAGAAATGATGCGCCTGGTAATCGTAAAGGTATTGGTGCTGCTACTGAATTTGGATCTAAAAGATATGCACAATTTCCAGCGTGGTCAGGTCCTATGCCTAAAGGTCCAGGATCTCGTGGTTGGTTTATCTATCCAACAGTAAGAGCATTACAACCAACAATTATTAAAGAATTTGAAGATGTTGTGTTAGATATTAAGAAGGAGTGGGACAGTGGCAAGTAGAACTTTAACGCTCGCTTTAGCAGCTGATATTGATGATCTTAAAAAAGGCTTAAAAAAAGCCGATGATGAAATACAGGATTTTGGCGATAAGGTAAATGCGTTTGGTAAAAAGGCTGCTGCTGCATTTGCAGTCGCTGCTGCTGCTGCCGTTGCCTATGGCACTAAATTAGCCGTAGATGGGGTTAAAGCAGCCATAGAGGATGAGCAAGCACAACTTAGGTTATCTAATGCTTTAAAGTCTGCGACAGGGGCTACAGAAGCCCAAATAGCGGCAACTGAGAGCATGATCTTAAAGACATCTTTGGCAACGGGGGTTGCTGATGATGAATTAAGACCAGCCATGCAAAGATTGGCGGTTTCGACAAAAGATGTAGGTGAGGCTCAAAGATTATTAGCACTTGCTTTAGATATCAGTAAAGGATCAGGCAAGAGTTTAGAAGAAGTAGCCAATGCACTTGGTAAGGCTCAAGATGGTAATACAACTGCTTTAAGTAGATTGGGATTGGGTTTATCTAAGGCTGAATTAAGTACTTTATCATTTACACAAGTTCAACAAAGATTATCTGAATTATATGGCGGTGCAGCAGCTGCTAATGCGGAAACTTTTCAGGGCAAAATTGATCGTCTAAAAGTTGGATTTGATGAAGCAAAAGAATCTTTAGGAACTGCATTATTACCTCAAGTTGAAAAATTTATTACATTTTTAAATGATACTGGAATTCCAACTTTAAACGCCTTTATTGCTGGATTAACTGGAGATCAAGGTTTAAGTGCCAGTTTGGATGAAAGTCAAAAAGGCGCAGAAACTTTTGGAAAAACAATTGCTGGAGTTGCTGGAATTATTTCGGGATTTATTACATTTATTAGAGAAGCAATTGGTTTATTGGTTGAATTTGCTAATCAAGCAATAAAACTAATTAATATTGTTAAACCTGGTGCGGATATTGGATATATTCCAAATCCATCACTCACTGGCACAATGCTAGGTCAATCAGTTCCTACAATTGATACGAATTCAAATGCCAGAGAAAATCGAACAACAGTTAATAATATTACAGTAAAGGCAGTTGACAGCGAGGGAGCAGCTAGAGCAGTTTCTAGAGTTTTAACACAATCATCTGCTAGATCAATCCCAGCGTTGGCGGGCACAAGCGTTCGAGGCAATTAATGACTCAATTCACACCTCAATGGAAGTTAATAATAAATGGTGGAGTTGAATATACTGATGTAGCCATTGCTGAAATAAATCATCAAGCGGGAAGAGAAGATATATACCAACAACCAAATCCTTCTTACATTCAGATTGATTTAGTTGCTTTGAATAATGAAAATTATGATATCGCCATAAATGATGGCATATCATTACAAATTAAAGATAGCACTGGTTCATATAAAACCATTTTTGGTGGAAATATAACTGATATTACTGTTGCAGTTGGAGCGACTGGTTCAGTAGGCACAGTATATAATTATTCTTTAATTGCTATGGGCTCTTTGGCTAAGTTAGCAAAAACTATAACCGAAGGTGTTTTAACTTCTGATTTTGACGGCGATCAGATATATTCATTGTTAAGTGAATTTTTGTTAAACAATTGGAATGGCATTTCCGCTACAGTTCAATGGAATACTTATGATGCAACTGAAACATGGGCTACGGCTGCAAATATAGGGCTTGGAGAAATAGATCAACCAGGTCAATATGAAATGGTTAATCGAGGATCAAATACTGATGCGGTTTATAATATAGCCTCAACAATTGCTAACTCTGGTTTTGGTTATTTGTATGAAGATGCCGAAGGAAACATTGGATATGCTGATGCAGCTCATAGGCAAAATTATTTGACTGCTAATGGATATGTAGAAATTTCGGCAAATACAGCACTTGCCAGTGGTATTCAAACGATTACAAGGGCTGGCGATATTAGAAACGATATAACTTTAAATTACGGAAATAATTTCAATAATAAAGAAACTTTAACAGATGCAACCAGTGTTTCAATTTATGGTTATAAATCCGAAGTCATTAGTTCTACTATTAAAAATGCAGCAAATGCAACTGAAATAGTTGATAAATATGTTGCTTTACGGGCTTATCCAAGAGCCCAATTTGATTCTATAACATTTCCTATTACCAACCCAGAATTGGATAATGCCGATAGAGATGCTTTATTAGGTATTTTTATGGGTCAACCAATATCCATAGTTGACTTGCCTATTCAGATTAATGGGGGATCATTTCAAGGCTATGTTGAAGGTTGGTCATGGAGCACGTCATTTAACCAGTTATTTTTAACAATAAATCTCAGTCCAACAGAATTTAGCCAATTGGCTATGCGCTGGAACACAGTCCCGGCTACTGAGGCTTGGAACACATTATCCGCTATACTAGAGTGGCAAGATGCCACTATCGTCGCTTAAAGGAGCAAAATGGCAACAACCACCAACTACTCATGGACTACGCCTGATGATACAGGTTTAGTCAAAGACGGAGCATCTGCAATCCGCACACTCGGATCTTCAGTTGATACGACTTTAAAAAATCTCAATCCGTCAACAACTCTTGGAGACATTGAATATCGTTCATCTTCTGCCAATGTAAATACTCGTTTAGGCATTGGAACAACAGGTCAAGTATTAACTGTCGCAGGTGGAGTGCCAACTTGGGCAGCTCCTGCCGGTGGTGGAAAAGTATTACAAGTAGTTCAAGCAACAACATCATCACAAGTTCAAGTTGCTACTACTTCTTATACTGATAGCGGTCTGAGCGCATCAATTACGCCATCATCTAGTAGTTCAAAAATTTTAGTAATGGTTACTCAAGGTTATCAAATTATTCGTGGACTTCGCAGATTTGGTGCTGGATACAAAATTTTGAGAGGTTCTACAACTATTTGGGATGCTTCATCTTCAAACGTATCTTATGATTTTTTAGAATTAGAAGGTTTAAATCCAACTGCCATGACTAAAAATACATTTGTAAGTTTACATTATTTAGACAGTCCAGCAACAACTTCTTCAGTTACTTATAAAACTCAAGGTGCGGTAGAAACCGCTGCTAATAGCGAAAAAATCATTTTTCAAAATAATGCTGCACAAACTTCAACAATTATTCTAATGGAAATAGGTGCATAATGGCTACTTCAATTGATGTTTTAGGTATGTTAATTCCTAATGGTGGTTATGTTCAGGTTGGTGAAGACTATGAAGGTATTCAATTCATTGATTGCAAACCAATAACCAAAAAACAATATGAAGATGGATTTGCTCAATTTGATAAAATGAAAGCAAAACAAGACGCTGAAAAAGCAGCTTCTAAAGCAGCCTTATTTGAAAAATTGGGTATTACCGAAGAAGAAGCACAACTACTTTTTTCGTAAATGAAATCTTGGTTAAGTAAATCTGCCGTTCAATTAAGAGAGCAGATCGATGATTGTTTTCCTGATAGAGACAGGCGTTCAGACGGCTGGATAGCGGACGCAAGGCACTTAGCAGCTGGTAAATCAGATCACATACCCGATGCCAAAACTGCCGTAGTTCGGGCTATTGATGTAGATAAAGATTTAAGTCAAATCAAAGGCATGATGGCTTACCTGGTTGAACAATTGCGACTTTACGCAAAATCAGATAAAAAGAAACGCATCAATTACATAATCTTTGATGGTAAAATTATGTCCGCTAAAGGAAATTGGAAATACCGGGCTTACACAGGTTTTAACAAACACGAGCACCACTGCCACATCTCCTTTAGCCCTGCGGGAGATCAGGATTCGTCATTTTTCGATGTTCCACTTCTCGGAGGTAAAGTATGAAACTAAGTAAGAAACATAAAGCAGCTATTAAGTCCTATTTACGGGCAGTTGCAGCATCAGGCATCACAGTTGCACTTTCAATTGCCGGAGATATGAAGCCGGAGTATGCGATCCTGCTTGGAGCATTAGTCGCACCTATTATTAAGGCGTTAGACGTAAAAGAAAAAGATTTTGGCTTAACTGAGAAATTATGAGCCAGGCAGATTTCTTCACGCTTTACTTTGCGACAATTGGCGTAATTGGCGGTTTAGCGAGTTATGTAATAACTCATTTAATGGCAGAAATAAAACGTCTTAATGAGCGTGTCGATGAGATATATAACATCCTCTTAGAGAGATAATTTTAATATGGCTAATACACGCAAGAGGCAACCTGCAAAACGCAAGAAGATTGCTAAGAAGCGTATTGTGCGTAAAACGCCGGAGCCATTAACCAAAATCGATGTATTTTATGCTTCATTGCATGAATGCTATAAAGCAGCTAGAAATGCTGGCTTTAGTGAAGGCATCGCACTTTGGATGATGCAAGATAGAATCCTACCTGACTGGATTGTTGGGGACGGAGCGATCATTCCATCGATTGATCCAACTGAAGAGGAAGACGATTTAGACTGAAACGTTACCTGGTAATTTCGGATCTACAGATCCCATATCATCATGAACAAGCAGTTAAAAACGTAATCAAATTAGCAAGACGGGAGAAGTTCGACAGTGTCTTATGTGTCGGGGATGAAATTGATTTTCAAACCATTTCTCGTTGGGCTGAAAAAACACCTTTGGCTTATGAGCAAACTTTGCACCGGGATCGTGAGCAAACTCAGCAAATTCTTTGGGATCTCACCGAGCACGCTAGAGAGGCTCATATTGTCCGGTCTAATCATACTGATCGCCTTTATAACACTTTATTAAAAGTTCCAGGATTAATCAGCCTTCCTGAGCTGCAATACGATAAATTCATGGATTTTGCGACTATGGGCATTCAATTCCACAAGACATTTTACGAATTTGAAAAGGGCTGGATCTTAGGTCATGGCGATGAGGGCAATTCAAATCCTAATGCCGGTTTAACTGCCCTAAATCTTGCCAAAAAGGTCGGTAAGAGCGTTTTAATTGGGCATACCCACAAGTTAGGACTATCTTCATTTTCTGAGGGCTTAGGAGGGCATTACAGGACGATTTACGGCATAGAAGCCGGAATGCTCATGGATAAGAAGCAAGCAGCCTACACAAAAGGCATAGCCAACTGGCAAATGGGCATCGTAATCCTGGATTGGGATGGCAAGAATATGACTCCACACATGATCCCAATTAACAAAGATGGATCATTCAATGCTTTGAGTAAATCCTATGTCTAGAGAAATTGATTACAAACCTCGCACAATTGACGAACAGATTGATGCCGTTGATAACAGTATTGTTATTTAAAAACACCCCGAATAGATTGATTAGATCCCACATTTAGAGGATATTTCTCGTATCGGAAACAACCAATCCGATAGGGAGCGAAAATGAAACTAGAAATAAATACAAGAGAAATGGCTCTTGAATATGCAGCTAAAGGCTGGGCAGTATTGCCACTTTTACCTGGTAAAAAAGATCCACATTTTGACTTATGCCAAAGGGCTTATTTATCAGCAACAACTGATGAAAAATTAATTAACTTTTGGTTTGATTATGATTCAAATATCAATATCGGTATTGCTTGCCACACATCCGGTTTAGTTGTATTTGATATTGATTATCGTAATGGTGGCGAATTGCTTGAGCAATTTCAACCAACTTACACAGTCAAAACTGGCGATGGATTGCATCTTTACTACGCAACCAGTAAATCAAATGTATATCGTGGCAAATTAGCCGATGGTATAGATATTAAATATAAGGGATATGTTGCCGCTGCGCCTTCAATACATCCGTCAGGTGCAAGATATACAGTTATCGATGACCGAACACCAATTGCAGTGCCTAAAGAGATATGGGAATGGGCAACAAAATGAACAACATAACAGATATTCAAGTAGCTGCTATAGCCATGATTTCATTTGTGGTTATTTACAGTTTTCTTGCATGGCGTGAAGATCGAATGAATAAGAAAACAGATGAAGCATGGCGTGCCGGGTATGAACAAGGCATGAGAGTGGTGCAGAAGAATGTCCGCTAATCGTGATCAACTCTTTGCAGAAGCCACTTTACTCACACAAGACAGAGGTCGCATTTATGGATCTCCTTACACCAACCACAAGCGAATTGCAGACATTTGGTCAGGAATTCTTGACATGCCAATTACTGCACACCAGGTTGTGTTATGTATGGTCGGGCTCAAGATCGCTCGGCTTGTTGAAACACCATCACATCACGACAGTGTTGCAGATGCGGTTGCATACTTTGGCTTCTATGAAGATGTCCTCGAAGCGCAGCTGAGCGATGATTACGAAAAATTCTAATCGAAGCATTTGGTGTGATTACTGCAAAGCGCAATATGGAGCGCATACAATCAAAGGTCAAAATCCTGCTACTTGGATCTCGACCAGCACAGACGGCACAAAGCGTGCCTACTGCGACAGATGCCGACACTATGTGGAGGCTTGGCATGATGGGAGCACTTGGGATCTTCGTGCGCAAATCGAATACCGACAAGGGAAACAGGAGTTAAATTATGGGTTTTAATTTAGATGATTACGAACCAGTCGAAGTGCGATTGGCTAAATACTGGGAGGAGTATCCAGATGGTCGTGTTGAAACGGAGTTATTGGAAGCATCGAAAGATCGCTTTATTGTTATGGCTCGGATTTATCGAACTGAGGCTGATGCGAAGGCTTGGACAACTGGTATCGCTGAAGAAACAGTGGCACAGAGGGGTGTTAATCAAACTTCTGCACTTGAGAATTGCGAAACTTCTGCAATTGGTCGTGCTCTTGCAAACGCAGGTTATGCCACAAAAGGAAAACGACCTTCTAAAGAAGAAATGAACAAAGTTGTGCGAGCAGATCAAGAGCCAGTAAAGCCGATGTATGGCAAGCCAGGATCAAAGTCTGCAGCTATGGAAATGGCATTACGCACAAGCATTAAGAACGAACCCTGGGAAGCACCTAAGTTAGAAGATCCAGCACCAGTTGCTTGGTCAGTTGATGATGTGGCTAAAGAACTAAATGCTGAGCCAGTAAATGTTGTGTTTGATTGCAAGCATGGTCAAATGTTGAAAAAAGAGGGCACCAGCAAAACTGGTCGTCCATTCATGGGCTATGTATGCACTGAAAGAAGCAAGGCGGATCAATGTGAACCACACTGGGCAAAGATAACTGCCAATGGTAAATGGTATTTTCCAGATCCAGATAAGGATAAATAATGAGCCTAGACATGGAAATAAATTGCACGAATTGCGAAGATGGCGAAGTAATGTTTAATAGAAAGGATGGCAAAGTATTTGTTTATCAATGGTTTGAATGCACAAACTGCCTAGAAACTGATTGGCACAGTAAAAGGCTAAAAAAGAAAGGTTTGTTGAAATGGGTGAATTAGAAATAATTAAGCCTGACGGGCTATTCCTACGCTTTACAGATCAAGGCATAATCCCAGACATCGTGCCACTTAGCGAATGCTGCGAATTGTGCAACGATCCCAGAATGATCAATGAGGATGGCATTCGTAAATGTGTAGGTTGTGGCGTGGTCAATCATATCGATTACGGACATCATTCATGATTAAACATGCAACCTCAAAAGACGATTGTTTTATCAATCGAGATTTGTGTGATTCATGTGGTGAGCCTGGACAAATAGTAAGCACTTGGTGCGTATGTGGCGAATGGCATGCATTTTGCAATCCTTGTTGGGGAAATGATTGGGTCATTCCAAATGCCTAAATACGATTATGAATGTCCAGGCGAAGAAATCGTCATTGAATACACTTTGCCAATTGTGCACTCCAATCCATTATGCAAAACATGTGGGGCGGTCATGAGGCAGGTGTATCAAGCAACACCAGCGATCTTCAAAGGTCGTGGATGGGGCGCAAAGCCATGATTGAAGCTGCGGTAATGAAATGTAATGCCTGCAAGAAACCAACTATCTTCGAGATCGAGTTTGGTTGGGATACAGTGCCAGGAGTAGTTATCGCAGAATGCCAAAAATGCTATCGAAAAGGCGCTCGCCTTGAGGAGGATATTATGGATAAGCAAGTAGAAAGATGCCAATTATGTGGATCTTGGAAAATGGATTACAACAAATGCGGAGCATGTAAACAATAGCCGACACGCCGTCTGACCTGCGGTTTTAGAGAGGATAGTTGCATGGATATGATACGCTTTAGAAGCATTCGCCTTCAAGGGCGAAAAGGCGAGCCCCGTAGGGGATGGCTCGCAAGGTGCTCGCTAATTGGGATAAGTCTATTTGTGAGCCAAATGATAGCCTTAGAGCCAGCAAATGCATCAATAAACATTTATAAACAATATACATTTGTTAAATTAAATAATAACTTCACAGAGTTCTATTGTGTAAGTGATCTTTGGTATAAAGAGAGTAGATGGTCGCCTACTGCGAAATCTAAAACATCTTCTGCCTTTGGTATCCCGCAGCTATTAAACCTCAAGGATAAAAACCCGTTTTCACAAATTGATAAAGGCTTGATTTATATTAAAGCGAGATACTCAACTGCATGTAATGCGCTCGCATTCCACAATAAGAAGGGCTATTACTAATGACTATTATCATCGATGCAAGTGCTATATGGACATTACTGAAAATAGAAGTAGGTTTCACTATTTTAGTTATTGGTTGGATATTACTGCGTGAATGGATAAGTGATAAGAATGGCTAAGAGTGGAGTAGGCACAAGAACATGGCGTAAGACTAGAGAGAGAATACTTAGAAGGGATGGCTATATCTGCCAGTATTGTGGGCAAGAGGCTGATACAGTAGATCATGTTATTCCAAGAAGGCTTGGAGGATTAGATTCAGACGATAACCTCGTCAGTGCATGTGCTAGATGCAATTACAGCAAAGGGGGGCGTTTTTTTGTGAGCAACAGGACAC